AAGAGACCATCACAGTCACCCACAAGGCCGACGCCCAGGGCACCCTGGTTGTAATGGTCACCGCGGCCAACATGACCAACAGCCCCAAATCCGTCAATGTCAGTGTCGACGAAGATGATAGCACGGTCACTCTGGTTGCTACTAAAATCAAAGCCGCTCTTGAGGCTGACGATGATATCGGCGGTTTCTTCACCGTGTCCGGATCTGCCGGTGAGATAAATCTCACGGCAAAAACCGACGCGGCCAACGATGCAACAATGGAGATCGCCCTGTCAGACGCTCCGACGACTGCAGTTACCGTGGGAGCTTCGGCCAATACCACAGCTGGCGTGCCCTTCGATACTGTATCAGTGGGCTGGAATGATGTTCTGGGCCTGCCGTACAAGCTGGCTCACAACACAGTACTGGCAGCTTACCTGGACAACACACTGGAGGGTACCGCGCCTACGGTAGTAGTGGACGAGGACAACATTGAGGCCAACACCATTGACCTCAATAGCGCCTTGAACGGCAAACAGGTAGATGTTTACTTGATAGTGTAAGGAGGTTGACGGAGTTGGCACTCATTGACCAAGTTAAGCCGCGGCTCGGGGTGTTCTACTCCGAAGCCAACAAGGACGCGGAAATCCAGGGTATGATTGACGGGGCAGTGGCTTATTTTCTGGGTGCGGGATGGGCAATTGATACCTCCGCTCCTTCTGCTCTGGCTGTTGAGGCTGTTGTATTGTATTGCAAGATGGCGCAGTCAACGGATCCGGCACAGCTGATGAACCACCCCGTATTGCTGTCATTCGTCACCCAGGGCAGGACTCAGCCGTCAACGGTAGCAACCCCGGCTGCAACGCCGCCCGGTGGGAGTTATGCCGCGGCACAAAGTGTCGAACTGGAGTGCTCCACCCTTGAAGCCGATATTTACTATACCCTTGATGGTACGGATCCGACAGAAGAAAGCGACTTGTATTCCGGGGCAATCACCATACCTGCCGGGGCAACTATTGTTATCAAAGCCAAAGCCTTCCGGTACGGCTGGTATGATAGCGCAGTAATGACCGAGACCTATGTCGTATCTTAGGTGGTGCTGATCATGCTAAAATTCAACCCGACCACGCCAGTAAAATTCTACGCCAAAGAGACCGTTTATGTTCCAGGCCAAGGCCAAACCAGCACCTGGACCCTGATTGCAAGCGGAGCGTACGATACTTTCTACTGTGAGTGGATAGGCACTTTCGGGGAACGGGCGCTGAGGGCGCAGGCCCTGGGGGTAAATGACTCCGCGACCATCCGGACGTTCTATAACCCGGTGGTATACGCCAAACTGAGAACCGAACAGGTAGTGGTTATCAAAAACGCCGATGCCACGGCCATGGCCGATGGTGCGCCGGATAAAAACAACCCGAACGTCTACGAGCTTTGGGGAGGCGTCGATAACGTCAAAGAAGAAAATCGGTTCATGGAGTTCCGTGTAAGGAGGTATGAGAGCCTATGAGCGACATCCGCGGCATGGTGCAGACTGCCCTTGATGCCGCTCTATACCCTAACGTATTGACCTACTGGCAACGTAAGTCCGGTCCAGACGCCGACGAGTATGTGGTATATAACCAGGCTGGTGACAGCAGCGAAGTTCACGCTGATGATATTCCTTTAGTCAAGGCTGCAGGCATAACGGTCAAATATTATTACCGCGCAGAAAAGATAGGCACCCACGCAGGCCGGGAAGCCGTGAAAAGTCGAGAGGATACCATTGAAGCCGCTCTGGAGGGCGTTGGCTTTACAACCCCTTTCGGAAAATTTGACGCGGGGGACGTGGACGATATCGGTTATTTTGTAACTGTGTTTGAATGCGAATATCGGAGGGTTGTTTAGTGGCGAGTATCAATGTTGATGATCTACAGACAGCCGTTGAGGATATACTGCGGGAATACGGTGACGTTGTCTACGAAGCCACAGAAGAAGGGCTCAATGCTGCAGAAAAGATTCTGATGGACAACCTAAAAACCGCAAGCCCGAAAGATTCTGGCGGTTTTGCGAAGTCATGGAAAAGTAAAGGCAAAAAATACAAACTACAGAGGTACGTTGGCAATACAAAAGCAGTTAAGGGTGCTAAAAGCGACACTATACCGCTATCAAACATCCTTGAGTATTCAACGAAATCAAAACACCGGGGATTTATCAAGCAGACTTTTGAGAATAGTGTCAACAACATGGCCGCAGCTGTGGTGGCTGAAATCAGGAAGGAGGTTTAGGTATAGGGGGAGAAAATCAGGCTCACCTTATGCCAGGTACTATATGAAATTCAATTTATAGGAGGTTAAAAAATGGGAGAACCAAGTCAAGTCGGTCTTGATATGTTTCACTATGCGGAGCAACTGACCGATACATCAAGCGGATGTTCTTATGATTCCCCGGCAGCCGTTACCGGGATTATTGCAGCAAACGTAAAGGCTAACGGCAGTATCGAAACCCAGTATGCAGACGACGGCCCGGCGTCGAACGCGGCCAGTGTGGGGCGCCAGGAAGTCAGTCTTGAGTTTACCGGTTTGGCTCCTACTGTGCGCGCCGGCTGGCTTGGCCACACAACTACGTCCGGAGTAGTCCAGGAAAAAACGACCGATACACCCAAGGTTGTTGCTATTGGATTCCGAAGCCAGAAGGCAAACGGGAATTATCGGTATGTATGGTATCTCAAAGGGCAGTTCGCTGTCCCTGACGACAAGTATGAAACCAAGAAAGAAAGAACCGTCTTTGGAACAACGTCGCTGACGTATGCCGGCCTTCGCCGTGACTATGATAAAGAGTATAAGGTTTGGGCAGACGATGACGATCCTGCCGTGCCGGCTAGCGTCATTACCAACTGGTTTAATGCCGTGCCTATTACCATTGCGTCTCCTGATGCTTTAACCCTGACCACTGACCCCGAAGACACTGATGCGGATGTTCTTGTTTCTGCGAATGTAACCTTTACCTATAACAATGCGTTGAAAGACAGCCAACTAACGGATGATTACTTCTATCTGGTGAAAGCTTCTGACGGTTCAAAGGTTGCAGCGGCATTATCTATTGACACAACCAGTAAGGTTGTAACTCTTAACCCGACTAGCAACCTTGAAGCCTCAACTGATTACATTGCGGTGGCCTCCGGCCTTGTAGCTGATATCTACGGGCAGAAACTGGCGGCAGGCACGACTATCATCAATTTCACCACTGCGGCATAACCTGGGCGGCTACTACGCGCCGCCCTTTATCCACATAACCAATTAGGGAGGTAATTACCGTTGAAGCAACCTGCGTTTAAGACCCCGACAATCACCCTAGACGGGAAAGAATACACTGCCAAAAAAAGAAAAATGATACAATTAAGGCTTTATGCCAGCAGCCTAAAGAACATTCTCCCCGCTATTCAGCCGTTACTTAATTTGGGGATGGGCGGTGGTTCTTTGGAGCAAAAAATGGAAGGATTTTTTGATGCATTCAGCGTTATCGGCGAAGAGGAAAATCTTAATAAGTGTGCTGAGTTTATTGCCGCGACGATAAACCACCCTGAGGTTTCCGCTGAACGGGTATTAGAAGAACTGGAGGGGGAAGAAGTAATACCGCTGCTTGTTCAATGCGCTGCTTATGTCAGGACATTTGTTGATATGCAGGTTGAGCAAGCCCCAAAAAAGTAAACGACGGCCCGAAATTTGAATTAAGTTACTCTCAGGTCGTCGTTTATTATTACCTCCTGGCTGCCAGGATGTGGGGATGGTCGCAGGATGATGTTGACGAGACAGACATAGAACATTTTTTTGATCTGTTGATCGTCGCAAGCATAACGGCAGACGAATCCCCAGGCAATCGGCCCAAGAAGGTGTTCATAGACCAAACAGACTTATAAAGCACAGAAAAACAACATTAAAAAGAAAGGATGGTAAACAAATGGATAAAGAACAATGCGAATCTGCCGGCGGCACTTTTGTAAACGGCGTCTGTATCAGCAAGGAGGAGTTTGAATGCCGCGCCCAGGGTGGCCGGTGGGACGGTACTCGCTGCATATCACTCCAAGAGGCTCAATGCGTCAATAACTGCGGAATTTGGGACGAAGAAAACAAGGTTTGCATAGCGCTAATCGTCGCTTTCGACTGCACCGACCAGGTCGAATTATCTCCCGGCCAGTTTGCTGTTGGCTGGGGCGACCTGCCGGACGGAGCCAAGAAGGTCAATGTCTACTACAAGCCCGAAGGCAGGCCGGAGCGGATTTACAAAGGCATTAAAGCCGATTACCCTATACCCATTATCATCTCCGGCCAGAAGCCTGGTGTTGCTATTACCTGGCACATTGAGGCCGTCAACGAGTGGGGCAAGAAGGTCGGATACAGCAACGAGGTAACGACCACAACCAAATCCTAATATTTATTTCACGTGAAATAACAGGCCGCCTGCAGGCGGTTTTTTCTCACACCCTCCGGGGTGTATTTTTATTGCCTCAAAGGGGGTGAGTACCATAGCAGCGGAAACGATCAAGGGGATCAACATTGTTATCGGCGGTGACACCACAGCCCTCACCGCCGCATTGGGCGACGTAAACAGGAAAAGCCGGGACGTGACAAGCGAGTTAAAGCAGGTTGAAAAACTGCTCAAGCTGGATCCGACCAATACTGAGCTTGTCGCCCAAAAACATAAACTCCTGGCTGAGGCCGTAGAAGCATCCAAGGAAAAACTTGAAAAGCTAAAGGCCGCACAGGAGGATGTTAACGAGCAGTTCAGGCGCGGTGAAATATCGGAAGGGCAGTACCGGGCGTTTCAGCGTGAGATAGCCGCTGCTGAACAGGCACTCAAAAAGTTTGAGCAGCAGGCGGTAGAGGCTAACGCTAAAGTAAACGACATCGGCAGAACCATGCAGGAAACCGGCGGCAAAATGAAGGACGCCGGGGAAAAGATGACGGTTGGTATTACCGCCCCAATCCTGGCGGCTGGTGGACTCATCGCGAAAGGCGCTCTTGATGCTCAGTCCGCTACCGGGCAGCTGCAAGCAAGTCTTGGGCTCACTGCTGACGAAGCGGCAGATCTTGGAGCGGTGGCTCAGTCGGTTTGGAAGTCCGGCTTTGGAGAAAACATTGAGGCCGCCACCGAGGCGGTTAAAGAAGTAAGACAGAACATGGGCATATTGGCTGAAGATGAACTTGACGCAGTTGCCCAAGGTGCTCTTGTGATTTCACAGGTATTTGAGTCTGACGTCAAAGAAACAACAGCGGCCGCCAGCGTGATGATGAAAAGTTTCGGAATAGACGGTCAAACCGCCCTGGATTTGATTACCACTGGCTTTCAAAAAGGGGGAGATTATTCCGGAGAACTGATTGACACCCTTCGGGAATACTCGCCCCAATTTGCTGAGATGGGCATATCAGCTGATCAGATGCTGGGGATCCTTATCTCCGGCGCTCAGGCCGGCGCCTGGAACATGGATAAGGTGGGCGACGCGGTAAAAGAGTTCCACATCCGGGCGCAGGATGGATCCAAGGGAACAGCAGAAGGCTTTGCGGCTATCGGTCTCAGCGCTGACGAAATGGGCGCGGCTATAGCTGAAGGTGGTGAAAAAGGTGAGCAGGCATTCATGGCTACTATCGCAGCCCTTGCCGCCATGGAAGACCCTCTTGCACAGGATGCGGCAGGCGTGGCCCTGTTCGGCACTCAGTGGGAAGATGTTCGTTCCAAGGTTATTGTTGCAATGGCCGATGGTATGCAGGGAATTGGGGAATTTCAGGGTTCTACACAAGCGGCGGCGGATGCACTGAGGGCGAATAATCCGGGTATTGCCTTGACTACCGCACTCAGAGAGTTGCAGGTAGCTATAGCTCCAGCTATTGAACCTGTGGTGGAAATAATTAAGAATGATGTAATTCCGGTGGTACAGTCCCTTGCCCAGTGGTTTGCAAATTTATCTCCAACAGGCAAGGAAGTGGCCTTAGTAGTGGCGGGAATAACTGCCGCAATCGGGCCTGCTTTGGTTGTTATCGGCAGCATGGCAAGTGGTTTTACTTCTGTGGCCAATGTTGTTGGAACACTGATCCCCAAATTGTCGTCTCTTGTCCTTGGTCTCGGTCCGATCGGCATAGCAATTGCTGCTGTGATAGCCGCCGGCGTCCTGCTTTGGCAGAACTGGGATGCTATCAAAGAAAAAGCCCAGGCGCTATGGGATAAGGTAAAAGAAGTTTGGGATGGCATCAAACAATCAATCTCCAATGCGTGGAATAGCACTATGGAAATCCTTGAAAAAGTATCGCCCGTTATATATGTGGTTCGTCACTGGGATGAAGTTAAGGCCAAAACAGTAGAAGTTTGGAATTCGATTAAGAAGGCAATATCTGATTGGTGGGATGCTTTCACCAGTTGGCTTTCGTCATGGGATCCCTGGAGTAAGGTCCAGCAGGCATGGAGTAGCTTCAAGGCAAACATTATGTTTGTTTGGAACAACCTTAAAACAGACGCTGGCACGTGGTGGGACAACTTTACTTCTTGGCTTTCTGGGTGGAATCCTTGGAATAGCGTTCAACAGCTTTGGAATAATTTTAAAACCCAGATAATTGGTGTTTGGAATAACCTTAAAGCTGATACAGCAACATGGTGGATTAATTTTATTTCTTGGCTATCTTCTTGGGATCCATGGGGGACTGTAGAACAGCTTTGGGATGCTTTTAAGAAAAATATATTAGCCGTTTGGAATAACTTGAAGGCTGATGTGAACACGTGGTGGACAAACTTTACATTATGGCTTAACAGCTGGGATCCATGGGGTTTTGTAGAGCAAATTTGGAACAATTTTAAAGCTAACATAATGGCTGTTTGGGCTAACTTAAAAACAGAAGCCGGCGCCTGGTGGACAGAATTTACAATATGGCTATCGAGCTGGAATCCTTGGACCTCAGTACAGGCATTATGGGGTACGTTTAGGACCAACATTGTAGTCGTATGGAATGACTTAAAAACTGATTTAAATACATGGTGGACCAACCTCATTAACTGGCTCAGTGGTTGGAATCCCTGGGGGAGTGTTGAAACACTCTGGAATACCTTCAAGGCTAATATACTTACGACCTGGAACGATCTCAGAACGGGCCTCGGCACATGGTGGACTAACCTCACCAACTGGCTCAGCGCTTGGAACCCATGGAGTAGCGTTCAACAGCTTTGGAACAATTTTAAAGTTAACACTATGACTGTCTGGAGCAACCTAAAGGCTGACATGGGGGTGTGGTGGACAAATCTTACTGGTTGGCTTTCCAGTTGGAATCCTTGGAATAGTGTTCAGCAGCTTTGGGGTAATTTTAAAGCTAATATTATGGCGGTCTGGAATAACCTCAGGTCCGACCTGAACACTTGGTGGACAAATCTTACTGGTTGGCTTTCATCATGGGATCCCTGGAGTAAGGTATCAGCCATATGGAGTACGTTTAAAACAAATATAATAAATACCTGGAACAATCTCAAAGCGGACATGGCAACCTGGTGGAGTAATCTCACATCATGGCTATCCAGTTGGGATCCATGGAATAGTGTTCAGCAGCTTTGGAGTAATTTTAAAACCCAGATAGTGGCCGTCTGGAACGGCCTTAAAACTGAGCTAAGCACCTGGTGGACAGGTCTGACAGGTTGGCTATCCGAGTGGGATCCGTGGGCATCAGTATCAATGCTATGGAACACATTTAAAAGCAATATCTACGGAGTTTATGCCAACCTAAGGACCGATCTTGAAATCTGGTGGGGTGGGGTTCTGGCTTGGTTTTCTACATGGGACCCCTGGGGAACAGTGCAAGGCGCCTGGTACAGTTTAAAGGCAAGTGTTCTGGGGGTAGTATCCGGGCTTGCGTCTGAAATAGTAAGTTATGGAGCGAATATTGTAGCTGGGCTGTGGCAGGGTATATCAAACGCAGGGGCGTCATTTGCAGCTAACCTAAAACAGTGGGTGTATGACCATATTCCTGCCGTGTTTCGTCAGGTGATGGAGATAGAATCCCCTTCCAAGGTGATGGCAGAAATTGGCTCCTTTGTAATCCAAGGGTTAATTGATGGGATAGAGGAAACGTCTGGAACCTTGATGACCGCATGCAATCAGCTGGTTACTGAAGTAAATGGAGTATTTTCAAGTATTTCTTCCGTGTACGATTCGATTCTTGGCAAGGTTTCCGATGCCTGGGCAGCCGTGCAAAGTATGCCTGATCCAAATACCCTGGGTCCTGCTGGGCCTTCTACAAGTTCCGGAACTGACTCTGGAGGGAGTTCCGGAACTACTGACGATGATTACGATCCCGAATACGAGGCGGATGTAAAAAGGTTCGAGCATCAAAGAAAAATTGAGGAGCAACTGGACACAGATTTCAAGTATCTCCAACCACATAACTTGTTTAAGAAACAAAAAAATGACCACGTAGCTCTAACGCAAGAAGACCTGGATAAACTCAATGACAGGGCAACCAGGATGATATCAGATATCATCAAAGAAAAGAACAAGAACGATGATGGCAAGTTCAGGTATGAGAAGGCAACTCAATGGGTCTCTCAAGAATGGGGATTTGCAACTCTGGATGCCTTCTTGGGGTATCTGCAGAATGGCGGTACAGATTTTAGCGGGGCTTATCTAGGGATGTACGGGCTTGCAGAGGGCGGCATTGTCAACTCTCCCATACGGGCATTGGTCGGGGAAGGCGGGGAGCCTGAAGCAGTATCCCCGATATCTAAGCTGCTCTCCATCATAACGGAATCAATCCAGAATACTTTCGGTAACGGCCAGGTTGTTGGCGGGGCTATTACCAACAATATTTATGTTACCGGCAACAACATCCAAAAGCCTGCCGATGAGGACCGACTGGCCGACAAAATCAGCGTTAAAATCCGGGAGCGTTTCACAGGGCAACTGGGGGGTGCGTTCTAGTTGGCGACGACAATTCAGATTACACCCCCAGGGGGCGCTACGGTAACCATAACCAGTTTTGACAACTGCCGGACAACCTATGGATCAACCAGCCGGGCAGGGTCGTTCTCTCTGATCCTACCCTACACTGTCGGAACATATGTGGATGCTTTCCCGGTGGGCTCTGACGTGCTAATCACGCAGGGCTCATCTGTTTTCAGAGGCTGGGTTCTCAATCCAGCCAAGGCGCTGGACGGATCTATCCGCAGCGTTGAGATCAGCGGGTATGATTACACAGCCAAGTCCCAGCGGATAGTTGTGGCTAACAGCTACAGCAGCCAGGCCATATCGGGCATAATAAAGGCTCTCTTTGCAAGTTACGCTACCTGGGCTACGACAAACAACGTGGAGACCTGTGCCAAGACGGTAAGTATTAAGTTTAGAGATATGTTTTTATTTGACGCCATGGAGCAACTCTGCTCCTTGGCCGGCGCCACCTGGGACTGGTACATTGACGAGAACCTGGACGTGCATTTCTTCCAGCGGGGCACCAGGGTAAACGCAACCACGCTCAGCCAGGCCTCCGGCAATTATAAAAAGGGCTCAGCCAGGTTCCGTAGGGACGCCAGCAAGCTGGTCAATCGCCTCTGGGTTAAGGGCGGCAAGGCCATATCAGACTATTATGATCAGGCCATAACAGTGTCCGGGGCAACGCCGATACCTTTGCACTATACGCCCAGAGCGCCAGGGGATGAGGTGGTTACGGTGACGATCGGGGGAGCGCCTAAAACCGTCGGCATCCAAAACCTGCACCCAGCTGGGACGCATGATTTTTTACTCAACGCAGCAGAAAAGGTATTAATACCAGATCAATGTACTGCCGGCAGCGGGACAATCACTTATCGGTACGAGTACCCGATCAAGCTCCTGCTTGAGGACAGTGCCAGCCAGACCACGTATGGGGTATTCGAGGACATACTCCAGGTGGATACCACAGACCGGACGCTGGCCATAGAACTGGGCCTGGTGCATCTAAACAAATACAAGGACCCAATTACCTGCGGGAGCATCGAGCCTTTTGAGGGCGCCTATAAACCTGGTGAGCTTGTGCCGCTGGTTATTAGCGGCCTTGTGGTCAATGAGTCTCTCCAGGTTAAGGAAGTCACTTATGAATCTAAGCCCAACTCAGGCGGCCTGATAGATATTAGCCTGACACTGGAAACTCCGGACCGGGGTATAGACTCTATTATAAAAGACATGGAACTGCGCCTCCGGAAGATCGAGCGGGAGCTGTACTATGACGAGGACGGCCTGGTTGAGCGCTATGAGCAAACAATAGAAACGGTATCATGGACTGAGACGGTTACTAAGACGGTCCATGCCTGCCCGCTGCCGTCGGATACCCTTTACCCGGCGGATGACCTATATCCTTGCTAAAGAGGTGTGACATGAACGATAAGGCACTTATAGGCTGGCTTGGCCAGTGGGAGTTAATCAGGTTAGATAAAGGCGGCAATGTTATCGAAACCACAGGCCTGCGCCCTAATTTGCTCATGGACGCAGGCTTAAATATGATTCGGGACATGCTTTCGGGAACCATAAGCGATGCGGAGATCAAGTATGTCGCCCTAGGCAGCGATGCCACAGAGCCGGCCAACAGCCAGACGCAGCTGGTGGCCGAAGAGTTTCGCAAGATCGTAACCAGCCAGACTGATGATCCGGTTACAGTCGGTGTGCTGCATACAGAGCTATTTATCTCTGATGCTGAGGCCAACAGCTTTAAGACGGAGGAGATCGGCTGGTTTGCGGGGGCTGCAGCTGGGGCCGGGGCGGACACCGGAATTATGGTGGCACGGGTGCTGTACAGCCGCCAGAAGACAGATGAAGAAAGCTGGACGATATACAGGACCGACACGATGGCGAGGGGGTCTTAATAGTGACCATAGGTGATTTTAGCAAAGAAACTTGGAATGCTGGTGCTGCCCCTGGTATAAGCGCAGTCAGATTGCAAACCAGAGAGGATAAGCTTTACGAGATCGATCAGCTCCTGGCGACCCTCGGAATAGATGATTCCGTAAGCCCTGCTGCTGACACAGCGGCGTTAACGGTCCTGGTTAACTGGTTCGCTCATATGCTAAAGACCCTTTCAGGTGCGGCAACGTGGAGAACCGATCCGACGAAATCATTGGAGGATCTGAAGAACGCGCTCATTGATCCCGGTTCTGCTGAGCAGGGGGACATTTTTTATCAGGGCGCTGCGGCCCTGGCAAGGCTGGCACATGGTACCGCAGGCCAGGTTTTATTGTCTGGGGGCCATGCAGCAAACCCGACATGGGGCAGTGTACTGGGGCCGATTCTTTTTGGCGACGGGTCAGATGGTGATGTAACGATAAGTGGCGACACTACTCTGGCCAGGGATATGTTTTATAACAATCTCACGGTTAATAATGGAGTGACTCTAAGTACGGGAGGTTATCGTATTTATGTAGCTGGAACTCTCACTAATAACGGAACTATACAAAACAATGGGGGCATTGGGGGAAATGGGACAGCCTCTGTTGGGGCCGTTGGAGCGGGAGCAACGGCCACCAACTTAGGTGGAGGAAGTAACGGCGGGGCCGGAGGGAAGAGTTTTGCCGGTGGGACTGCTGGTACCAATTTATCCAATGCTTGTGGTAATGGGGGCGGAGCTGGAGGCAATGGAAGCGCTGTTAATACTGGCGAATTTGGCTATGCTGGCGGCACGCCTACTGCTCCTACAGCGGTAAGTTTCAATACTAAAGAATATGCCTATATTGCCTTAATGAGATCACTCACTCCTGGGGCTTACCCTGCTTTGGTTTCGGGGGGCACTGGTGGCGGTGGCGGCGGCGGTGGTAGCAGTGCATTTGGGGGTTCTGGTGGGGGCGGCGCTGGGGTGGTTTGGGTAAGTTGTTTTGCACTTGTTAATAACGGCACTATACGGGCCAATGGTGGTAATGGCGGCGACGGTTACACCTCTTCTAACACTGGCGGCGGCGGCGGTGGTGGCGGTGGTTGTATAGTTTTGATATATAATTCCAAACCCACTGCGGGGACTATTCAGGCCAGTGGAGGCACTGGTGGTACTAAGTACGGAACTGGTACTGTTGGGTCAAACGGTAGCGCAGGAAACATATATGAGCTACAAGCGGCATAGGGGGTTAATGATATGTACGTTGGCGTAAATACAAGCGGAGAAATTCAGGGAATATGGCCAAACTTTCCGCCACAACCTCACAGCGCAATTATGCTGGAGTTGCCCGAACCCGTGGAACACACAGATCAAATTGAAGTCATCATGGAAGACAGATGGCCTCTGCCCTCAGTTCCAGTGGCAGCGCAGATATATCCGAAGCTGATGGTATCGGTTGACAAGGACACTCTTGCCGCAGATGAAGAAGCGACGGCAACGGTAACTATTCCCGGCAAATCGACTGAAACGCAAGTATATCTCCGGGCCGTGGCCGGGGAGGCCAGCACGGACTATGTTGCCGCGGCTGTTGCGGATCTGATGGCAACCCAAGTTTTTAGTTTTGATTCTGCCGGTGAATATCTGATTGAAGCATACAGCCCCAAACACGGCAGGGCGAGAGTGCAGGTGACGGTGGCATGAAACTAATTGGCCAGGTAGTTGACGGGGACGGGAAGAAAGTCTTTGCAGTGGAGAAAGAGAAGACCCTGGAGGAGCAATTTGCCGAGATGAAAACGTCCCACGCAGCGCAGGCTCAGGAACTGGCGACAGTAAAGGCGAAGGTCGATAAACAAGAGGCGGACATAGTGAATCTAAAGTCTAAAGCGTCTAAGTAGGCACTTTTTATTATGTTACCAGGGGGTGGGGTGAGATTGGGCGAAGGCGATGTTTTAAGTATTCGTCAGGACCTTAGTGAAGTAAAAAAGTCACTGGCCGGGATAAATGATGCCGTAGCAAATTTAAGGGTTCTTGTCGCCGGTGAGTATGTAAAACGGGCAGACTGCGACGAGTGCAAAAAATGCTCGGAGGATAGGATTGTCAGGCTTTATGACAAGTTTGACGACCACAAAAAAGAGGAGGCCGCAAACCGTTGGAAATTGGCCGGTATCGTGGCAACGCTCACCGCTACCGCGATTTCTCTTGCCCAGTGGATATACAGTATTTTTACTAAAGGCGGCTCTGCTCAGTGAAGATGACAGGGAAGTGATTGCTTGTATTCTAACTTTTCAAGCCTGCTAGTACCCTTTATTGCTCTGATTATTGTAGCGGCTATGGTAGACAAGTTTGCCCTGGTGCTGCAGCAAGGGATGAAAAAAGTCCCGTTTTTACCGGACCAGTTTGAAACGCCGATTGCCTACCTAATTGTATTTGCGGCCAGTTTTACAGCTTGCTGGCGCGGGCATTACAGCCTGTTTGAGTATTTGGACTTTACCTTTGCCCATGAATTTGAGGGCTGGATTTTGACCGCTCTGGTTATCTCGGGCGGAAGCGCCTTCTTGCGGGAATCGTTTGACACCATGAACAGCTTGCCGGGTATCCTCTCGGGAATGTATGGCTATGTGAGCCGGACGGTCACCAGTCTGAACACGGGAACGAAAACATCAGCCAAAACTCCGGAAACGACTGCAGTAGAAACTGAAATGAAGCAAGGCCAGGAAACACAAGTTTAGGAGGTTGGGATTATGAATATCGTTGAAGAACAGTATCAGTGGAACGGAGGTTTTACCCGGCCCAGGGAAAACACAAATTATATTGTCCTGCACCATGCAGCAGCGGATAACGCCGGACCGCAGGACATCCACAGGATGCACCTGGCCAATGGCTGGGTAGGTATCGGATATCACTTCTTTGTTGGCCAGTATGGTACCGTCTACCGGGGGCGCCCGATTGGTGCCATTGGAGCTCAGTGTTACGGATATAACGACCGGAGTGTCGGTATCTGTGCGGAGGGTAATTACGAGGCAGGAGGCCCGATGCCGGAGGCCCAGAAGGCAGCCATAGCGGATCTCTGCCGGGAACTGCTGCTAATGTATCCTGGAGCTCAGATTGTGGGGCACCGGGATCTAAACGCCACGGCCTGTCCTGGGCAGTATTACCCGTTTGATGAGATCGTTGCCATGGCCATGGGCGCTGCGCCCGTGCCGGCAGATCCCCACGCGATCACGGTCAT